CACAGCGCCGTGCTGATAAGATGGATATACAGATTGAGCAGCCATTCTTTTGGCTAATTCCATATGTCGTCCAACTTTTCCGCTGTAATTAAAAAACTTATCTGCACTCTTGGAGTTGTACTCGGTACAATCACTCATAACAAAAACCTCCTACCGACTATACTAATATAACCGATTAGGAGGTCTTTGTCAACAGTTATTTTGGACTCTTTACAAACGAATGGCAATCGTCCAATGTCCGCGGATCCAGCGGATCCCCACCCAATGACCTGGAACCCAATTCCACACAACGCCGTTATGCGTATAATGCGAATGGCGATGAATGTGCTTGGGCTTGTGTCGCGGGGTGTGATGCACGCGATGGTGTGTGTGGTGCTTCACTGGTGCATGCACTTGACGTGGGGCATGCCGCGCTTCTGCGACGTTTAACGAAAACAACATTAATAGTGCTGATAAACTTACCATGATAAATCTCCTTATGCGGTTGCTTCTTGCGGAACAGTTAAATCATCCGGTTCGGCATAAAATGCTTTCGCATCTCCTTCGCGCCGATCAAACTTTTCAACTATTTCTTCATCCATTAGACGAATGACGCTAGCACGAAATTCATTATCAGTTGTAATTAATTGGTTCCACTTGGAAGGCTGAAACTTCTTTGTATAGCCATCCTCCATAGACAGCGTATACCATGAGCCGGCGCTCTTCAAGCGATCAGATCCCTTAATGGCGTCAAACCACGATTCTTCATCGCGAATACCAATGTCATCTGTGCCCCATAAAATGCGGAAAGCGCAATTCCTTCCAGTACTTCCGAAGCGAGACTTTTCAATCTTCACCTTCACCTCGGATCCGATACGAAACCCCTTTTCATCATTAATATATGCGCTCTTCGCCTTTCTGCCTGTCAGCCAGATCCGCAACGAATATGAATAATGCATCGCCTTGCCACCGGGGGTGATATAGGGCGTTGTCATCGCAACGATGTGGGCGTTTGGCCCTCTCGGGATGTTGGTCTTCAACTGGTTAAGCACAATCAGCGTTGCCTGTTGATCCGCAATTGGAATGACAAGTTTTGACATTGCTTTTGCAAGAATTCTTGCCTTTACTGCCATCGAAGACTGCGGATTGAAGTCGCCTTCAACATCTGAAATGGCTGGCGTAAATGCCAGCGAATCCCAAATAAATACTAGTTTTTCCTCGGTGGCACCGAGAAGTTCCTCAATCGTCTCCAACACAAACTCTACGGATTGTGCCTGAACGTACATTAGGTTCTCCAAGTCACATCCAGCCTTTTCCAAAAACGATGGATCGATGGCAGATTCCGAATCAAAATATACAACCATCTTGCCCATCTTTTGGGCGTTGGCTGCGATCTGAACTGCCATATATGATTTGCCGGTTGCTTCCAGTCCGGCGATTTCTGTAACCTTCCCTACGGGAATTCCCGATACTTGCCCCTTGCAAATAATTGAATCCAACCAGCGGGAACCAGTTGGGATCCATTCTTTTACTGTTGTGGGGTTGTCGCCTGTCAGGTTGTGGGCGACTGTTCTGCCTGCCTTTTTATTTACTAGCTTCATTAGATCGTGAATAGGCACACGTCCAGCCTTAGCTTTCTTAGCCATTAGATAATCTCCTTATTTTGTCTTTATTTTATTTTTTTATCTTTAATAATGATGCTCTCGCATCATCCTATAATTAGTATCTCAGACGAGGAGCCCATTTTCTTTTTTCCAACGTTTTTCATTCCATATGCCCATTCGGCACTGCGGATCTCAAAATCCTTGTACAAGTCCCTAATCTCCAGACAATCATTATACGACAAAACCCAACCAGATCGCTGGGAAAGTAAATCATATAATCCCCGGTGATCAAATCCTGCGTGTGTGCTGCCTTGGATTCCATAAAGTTTATCTCGATCTCCCCCAAGCAAATAAGGTGGATCGCAGTATAAAAAAGCATCGGGGTGCCTCGGGATGGAAACCTTAAAATCTGCCTGCTCTACGGTCAGATTTGGCTGCTTAAAAGACATAACCCGTTCAATGGACGAATCTGTGAATCGAGCGTAGGAGGCGCGCTTTGAAAAGCCGCCACTGAATGTTGCGCCCGAAAAACTACTGCGATTAATTGCATAAACCTTTGCAGCGTTCATTAAAGAATAATCAGTTTCAGTTTTTAGCTGATCTCGAAATCTGGCGAAATCTTCTTTTAGCAGTCCGCGGACGTTCTTTTTATTTAGAACATAATCGGGATGGCTAACCCGAAAAGAGTCGGCCAGGATAGCCAACTTCTTAGGCTCTGATAGGAGCGCCTGCCAAAACCACACAATTGGATCAAAAACGTCATATCCGTAAACACGAATGCCCCTCTCGGCTACCGCCAACTCGATAGAGCCACCTCCCAGAAAAGGTGAACATAGGACGGTGGTTGAAACCGCCTTGGTATGGCGCCACGCCTTGCACTTTTCGGAGATGAGCGGCAAAATATGCGTGACAGCGCGAGTTTTGCCGCCGGGGTAGCGGAGAGGAGTTTTCACTTACTTGGCTGCTGACTGCGCAACCGGGGGAGGAGCAACCACAGATGAAAATTGACCCGCCTTAATACCTCGGGACACAACATCAATTAAAGCGCTCTGGCGGAGCGCGCGAAACCCGGGAACTTCCATGCGGCGACATTGGTTCCAATAATAATTTCTATCTGGCAGCCTATTTCTAATCTCATCATCATCTAATTGGGGTTCAGAAATCCTCAATGCATTCAAGTCGTTAGCTTGTTGAATCTTGGAATTCGTAACCAGTTGCGAATCTATACTGTATACATCTTTATAGAACTGATCGTAACTGTGAATTGTATACTTACCTGCACAATCATAGATATATTCTGCAACGGTCAATAGCGCCCAAAACGTGCGCTGGGGTATCCTTTTGGAGCCGGGCACAGTCTGCTCCATTTCCACAGTAGATCTAACAATTTCCAAAATTGAAATTGCCCTTTGCCGTTGCGCTTTATCATATTCGTTAACCATTTGCATGGGTCGATTTTCGCCAAGGTTAAAAAACCAATCCATGTCATCATCTCTGAAAAACCTGTCTTTCGTATGCTGATTCAAGATCATAAACGATTGTGTCATCCATTCGATATCGCGCATGCGCAAAATTGCATTTGTGCCGCAACCAGTAAAGCGGGGCCACATTTCTTTAAACGTACCCTCGCAACTGGCACGGATCCAGTCCGAAATAGGAGTCTGAATAGACTGGCGCATCTCGGTGCGGTTAAGGGGCATGCCGGAATTTAGCTTACGAAAAATTCCAGGTAACTTACAAAAAGGTGAATTCTTAATCCTAACGACCACCACATTACTGTCCTTAAAAGCATGCTGAAATTGTTCTGGGAGTTTTTCGAATTTAATATTCGTAAATTGGCGCGGACTGTAATTGAGGTCATACAGGGTGCCCGAAAAGGTTACTTCGTTATTACAAAAATCCATTAGCCCCAAAAATAAACGGTTTTGACCATCTTCGTTAATTGTGCGATAACCTTTATCATACAACTCTGAATATTGTTTCTTCCCGGATTCGTCCCCAAATGCTTCAGATGCTACAATTCCGCTCTCGATATCTGCTACAATGATTCCGGAAACGGCTGTTCCCTCACTGACAGATTCGATATACTGATTGATTGTTTTTTTATCCCACACTTGGCGGCGCTGAAACGATTTAACAACCGCCATCTTTTTTTCGCTATAATCATCGATAACATCCCCTACAGATACGTTAAGGGGTTCACATGTAATTTTCTTTCTCATCTTTTTATACTTCCTTTATAAGTTAATTTGCTTAGTCCTTGCAAGTCTGTTAGCAAGAAGGCAGCGATGTGATCTTTTTATAACCCTTGACCACTTTGGGCATCTCTTTACAATATCACTTTTGGTGATGTTTGTAAAGCTTTTTTGTAAAAAATGGTGTGAGGCACCTGATAACCCTGTGCCTCCCTGTGGGTGAACCTAAATATTAACCGGCGAGCAGTTCATCGAAGGCGCGGTCAACGGTATCCTTTTTGTCACCCCCATACTTTGTAGTCTGGGAGGAGCGGCTTTCAGCACTTCCATCACTTGCTAGCTGCTCATCAAGGATTGCGTCGATTGCTTCCGGGGTTTGACGCTCGAAGAGAGAATCAAAATCCGGCATGCGATCAAGGAGGGGAGAGATCGCATCAACATCTTCCAGGAGGGGAGACGTGCCACGACGCATCTTCAGGTTCGTCTGGGGGAATGCCCCAGGCTTCGTGGGCTTGGTGTAAGTAAGCGTGATATCAGTACCCTCGTTGATATCAGTAACATCGCCATACTCAGGATCGAGAATGTAGCCCAGAAGGAGTTCATAAGCGGTCTTGCCGTAGCCATAGACCTTGATACCTTCCTCTTCGCGACCCCGAACAACGACGGGCGAGAAATAGCGGGTGCGAACGAATAATGATTTCGCCAGCTTCTTGCTCTCCTCGTCATTGTTATCTGCTGCTTCTCGCCATAACGACGAGGCAAAATCACAGATCGGACAACGTTCACCGAAGTTTCGCTTCGGACACATAATACCGCCCTGATGATTTCCTACATTATAGTGGAAGAACATTTCCCGCAACGGATCTCCGTCTGGTGCAGGAACGATACGAATATCCGTATCGCCGTCATCCGGTCTAAAGAAAACAGAATTTCCGTTTCCCTTGTTTTCACCGCGCAAAGTTGCGAGCTTGCGGCGCATAAGCTCCATGTTGATTCCCATGTTTATTTCTCCTTTTGATGGGTAAAGTATATCAAGCGTTCCTTGATATCTAATGTAACACTCTCGACAAGCATTGTCAAGAGTTTTTTTGGATTGCGTTAGTATGGGCAACGCAGAACCCAAAGTCTTGTTCTAATTCGGTTTCATATATAGCATATGAAATTCTCCTAAAAGCATTTCTTGGTTTTTCCTTCAGCATATCAACTAGTCTCCGGTGGAGTCCACCATCTGTCTCATGTTTTTTCTTATTGATACACATATAATAACACAGATCTCGATCAATGTCAAGGTCAAAAAACCATTTTTCTTCTAAATTCTTCATGTCCAAAAAACCGACTGAGCGAATCCTATTAATATCAAGGGGTTTTGCCACTTGGCCAATTTCGGGCTCATTGTGTGCAAAATAATTTAAATAGTGAACTATGGAATAAATAGATCCGTTGATCACATCAAAATAGGTTTTGATGGGAACACTGTCAATCACATTTTCAATGTTCAGATTAGAAATAAGAGTAATAGAGTTTAAGAGCCCTGAGCGCGCATACTCCTGCAACACCCCAAATCCGACGTTCTCCACCA